TCAATTTGTGATTCAATAATCTTATACCACAACTCTTGAGCCTTGATTTTTTTACCGATACCCAAACTTACCGCCTTGTTGTAGTTCTCTTCATATTCCTCACCGTAACACTCTTGAAGTGGTTTTAATCCCGCCTTTAGAATATCATCAGGACAGAATAAATACCAATCTGATGACTCACGAACCGCTCTCATAAAGTTATCAGGTAACCACAATGATGTGAAAAGGTCTCTTGCTCTTAACTCCTCAGGTCCTGTGTTTTTCTTGATGTCTAATAAATCAAAAATATCTCTGTGCCAAGGTTCGATGTAGATAGCCGCACTTCCTGGTCTTCTTCCTTGTTGGTTAAAGAACCTCAACGACTCATTTACGATTTTAAGATATTTCAATAATCCACCGGCAAAACCACCTGATGAAGAAATACGAGTATCTTTTGACCTGATATTACTCATACAAAGTCCGATACCAGCGGCGTCAGAAGAGTATGTAGAGATATCTTTTAGTGTGTCCAATAATCCCTTTCTTGAATCATCGTTATTATAGTGTAATACACAAGATGCTAGTTGAGGTACTTTAGTTCCCGCATTAATCATAATAGGGGTTGCAGGAGAGATAAGTTGATTTGACAACGAATTGTAGTATTCGACCGCCTCTTCAAAAGATTTAGTAACCCATAAAGCAACTCTCATATACATATGTTGAGGTCTCTCAACTGATACGCCACTTGAGTTTTTGAGTAGATACATCTCTTGTAATGAACGCCAAGCAAAGTAATCGAAGTTGTAATCCAATTCGTGGTTGATTACCTCATCAATTTTGTCCCTACCATAAATTTTCATAGTCAAAATAAGGTCTTCATTAATGATACCCTCCTTATTTAAACTTTCCATAACCTCTGAAAAACTTGGGTTTGTTTCTTTGTGGTATGATGAAATCGCTACGGTTGCCGCCAATCTACTATAATCGTAGTGACTACCAGTATAAGCCGCTGAAATCTCATAAACCAACTTATCCAAATCCTTCGTGGTGATTTTACCTTCGGTTGGAACTGAAGTGATTACTTTGATGAATATTTCATCTGAATTAACGTTAAGTGACTTAGACGCCTTTTTAATTCGGTTGTATATTTTGGTGGGGTTGAAGGCTACCTCTTCCCCACCTTTTTTTATAATTGTTAATGACATAGTTTATAGTTTAAAAATCTTCATCAAATGAGATTGCCTCGTTAAGTTTCGCTTTTTGATACTCGATGGTTCTACTTTCAAAGAAATTACCTTTTGTTTCTACTGCGATTTGTTCCATAAATTTAAATGGTTGTTCTACGTTAAATTCTTTTTTACATCCAAATTTAACTAAAAGTCCATCAACAACAAACTCCAAGTATTGTTTCATTAGGTTTTGGTTCATACCAATTAATGAAACAGGTAATGATTCTGTGATAAATTCCTTCTCAATCTCAAGTGCCGATAACAATATCTCTTTAATTCTTTTTTCTGATATTTTGTTTTCGATATGATTGTTAAATAAATGAATTGCGAAATCACAATGTAGGTTTTCGTCCTTGAAAATCAAGGCATTTGCGTTACACAATCCTTGCATGATACCTCTTGATTTTAACCAAAAGATTGAACAGAATGAACCTGAAAAGAAGATACCCTCAACTGCCGCGAAGGCTACTAACCTTTCTTGGAAAGATGCGTTATTAATCCAATTAAGAGCCCAATTAGCCTTCTTTTGAACCGCAGGGAGGTGTTCGATTGCTCTGAAACACTCCAACTTTTCTTTGGGGTCATTAATATATGTGTCAATTAATAGGGAGTACATCAGTGAGTGGATGTTTTCCATCGCAAGTTGGAATCCGTAGAAGAACTTAGCCTCGGGATACTGAACTTCTCTGTAGAAATTTTCAGCAAGATTTTCGTTAACGATACCATCAGAGGCAGCAAAAAACGATAATACATTTTTCACAAAATATTTTTCATTTTCTGATAGTTTTTCCCAATCTCTAATATCCCCACTCAAATCAACTTCCTCAGCGGTCCAAAACGCCGACTGATGTTTTTTATAATAATCCCATATGTCGTGATACTCAATAGGGAATATGACAAACCTGTTAGGGTTCTCTTTTAATATTTGTTCCATAATTAATTAACTTGTTGTTTTTCTTTTCTTTTATCCATCAATTCTTTCATTCTCTGACGACGTTTCTCTTCTTGGTTTTCTTCGTGACCCAAGAATGTTGTGGATGATTCAACATCAATCTCTAACATTGCGTTATCAAATTTACAATTTTCAAAGATAACACCATCGTCACCGATACGAGATTTTGTAATTGCAATTGTTGCCAATTTCATCTCTTTTTGTTGTAAGGTTTTCGCTACCGATATGATAACGTGACCTACTTGTGCTTTCTTAATTGAACCCCCCATTTGGTCTGTGGTTACGACTTCTGATGAAATAGATGACCTATTTCCTTGTGTTGCGGTCCAACCCACCAAAGATAGTTCGTGACACATCGCCTCAAATCCTCTCATTACTGACCCCTCACTTTTCCACTCATCTTCGAGTTGTCTGTCAGGTAAAACACAATCAATATAATCTAATAAAATCATATCTATTTGTTGTCCGTCAGCGATTAACTTTCTGATTGAGTTTTTGATTTGATTCATAGACAAAGTATCGGAAGCGTATTTTTGCAAAATTAACTTATTTTTCATAGTTCCTTCAACTTCTTTTACTTTTTTCAACACTTCGTCTTTTTTGAATGTTAAATCGTCGGGGTGTATTCCTGTCCATAGAACAATATGTTTTCTTTGAATAATCTTTGGATTGTCCTCAAAGAATATCTGTAACACATTGTATCCCACATTAAACGCATGGTTTGCTATTTTAGTTAGTAAAGTGGATTTACCCACACCCGTAGGTGCTAAGATAACACCAATTTCTCCTTTTGCCAAACCACCTTTTAATAATCTGTCAATACCAGGAATACCCATAGGTATCGGATGTCTGTAATCCTCATTCAATACCTCATCCAAGTTTGAGAACACATCCATAAGGGATGTCTCTCTTTCACCCACTTGTAATGCGGATTTAAATAATTCTTCGATTGTGTCATAACTTTCAAACTCCCCTCCGTCGATGATTTTTTGAGCCTTTGTCATAGCCTTTGAAACTTCTTGTTGTTTACAGAATTTCAAAGCCTTTTCTTGTACGAACTGTGGACCATCAATATTAACATCCTTGATTTTTTTCACAGTGTCCAATACAACTTTAGCCACCATTTCTTGAGGAAGTTCGCTCCTTGTAATCTGATTTAGAGTTTCAAAAGATGGTGTAACTTCGTATTTCTTGTAATACTCCTTAACCATTTGTAGAATGATTTTGAAGTATTTGTTCTCGAAATAACTAGGTTCAATAACATCAACAATAGAGTGGGCGAAGTCCTTATCTACAACAATCTGATTAAGTAATTGTAATTGAAATGATTGTCCTAAATATTCAAAATTTTTCTCGGTCGCCATATAAAATCTCCTTGATGTATTGATAAATATTACACATCTAAACTATAATCCGAATATTCCAAAGTTAATTTTTTTGTCGAAAAAATCTCTGTCAGAGTGTTCAGAATCGACTTTAATTTTGGACGGAGGTCTACGGTGTATCTAACTTTTGGTGGGTAAATCTTCGCGTCGAGGTAACGATTGTATAACACGTTATCTCCGTTTTTAATCATAAGTGAAAAACTCTCTGGACCATCAGTGATTGATGTCTCCATAATCTGTGGATTCTCATATATGTCGTACATATTGTCAATCATATAAGAGGCAGTTCTCACCCTCAAATCGTTTCTAAACTCATCGATAAATTCGGAAATATAATCGTGTAATTCCATAGAGTTACGAGCCTTGTGGTTATAACCCCTCACATTGAAAAATCGTTGTACGATAATGTTTCCATTAACTTTGAGTAAAAACTCCAACTTGGTTGAATCTTGTTCTTTCATAATTAGTTTTTTTGATTTTTAAATTTCTTTTTTTCTTTTCTTGTTAGTTTCATTATTGGTCTTAAAAAGTCTACCCATGCGTCGTCGGTTTTAGGTAGGAACTTGAATATTCCGTCATCCATCATCATTTTGATTAGGTTCTTATATCCCCTACCATCAGGGTCCAAGGTCTCTTTGTAGTATTCCTCTACAATAGTTTTACCTTGGTCTGTGATAAGTGGTTCAGACAAATCAATTATCTTTTGATTAATCACAAAAAATTCTTCGCCATAAATTCCGTCTTTTGTTTTGCCTGTGAGTAGATTTTTAAGTGCCGTGTTTTCTTTGTCCTCTTTGAGGAGTTGTTCTGCTTTTGACAAAATATCACTAAAGGTGATTGGATTTTCAAGTATCTCAGGGAATAATTTAACCAAAGTTTTCTCTCCCAAATATCTAATACCATCAATATTATCTGATGTGTCACCACAAAGAATTTTCGTGGTTTTAATATTATAATGGGGGAACTCCAAGTCCTTGTTTTTAATCATATCACCCATCTTATACGTTCTTTTTTGTTGGGGTGAATATACAGAGACCTTTTCTGAAATTAGTTGTGTTAAATCCCTATCTGATGAAAATATTGTTTTTTGTTCATCGTCAGATATATGACAATAGTATGCAATTAAATCGTCGGATTCATTATTATCAACCTCAATTTGCCTCACAAACATTTCCTCCAAATATTGTTTTATTCGTTCTTTTTGTTTGTAAAATGATTCCTTCTTTTGGTCTGTCTCGGTTGAGGTTCTGTTTTCCTTATACTTGGGATATATGAGTTTCCGTGCCGATGAGTTTGAGTCACCGTCCCAAAATACAACTACCTTATCAAAGTTTTGTTCTTCTATGAACCTTCGGAGGGTATTTAAAAAATGATAAATACCTCCGATATGTTCACCTTTATGGTAATACTCCTTTACCCCGTAAAACCCAATTTTCAAAAGGTTATTACCATCCACTAAAAGTGTTTTTGTCACTTTGTTATTTTTTTAATTAAACATCCTGTTCTTCTGTAAACTTCACATCGTTAAAGTCAGTCCCCAAAATATCTTTCCAATATTCTGAGTATTCCTTTTTGTATTTTTCAACCGATGCCTTTTCTTCTGCCGGTTCTTTTGCTGCCAAAAATCCGTGTGGTGTAACTATAATCTTACCATCTTCATAACCCAATCCGTTAATGTGGTTTTTGATAACGGAAATTTTACTTCTTGTTGCGAACTTAACTGAACGCTTGTCTTTGGTAGCCGAAATCTTTGTTGTACCAGCACCTTTTTGATTACCAAATAAGAATACCAAAGATGAGTTTAACCAAATCGCCTCGCCACCCTTAGCCTTAATCTTCGGTTGTCCGAATGGATTATCAGGTAATTCGACCCAAGGCTGATTAACGATAATCAAAGTGTTTTCGTATTTACTATCTGCTCTACGTGAACCTGAAATTCTTTGGTTGATACCCATACCAATTTTATCGGCTAATACGGCAGCGTTATGTTGTTTTCCACCCTTACCTTCGTAAGTCATCTTACAAGGAACAGAACCTACCGAGTCCCACAGAAAACATAATGAATAATCTAAATCACCCTTTTCTTGAGCATCTAATAGTTCATTAATATAATCGGTAATTTGTTCGATATATTGAAATGAGTTGTTGAATAAAAAGAACCCATCCCAATCCATTTCTCCTGTTGACTCATCAACAACCTCATCACATTCAAATCCCATCATCTTTGCGTGGTCAAATGACCATTTTTGTTCAGTGATAATGAATACAGGTAAAGTTTGTTTTTTCTGAGCATCAACAGCCGTCTTTACAAGTGCAGTTGTCTTACCTGTATCTGAGTGCCCCAAGAACATATTAATATGTCCAATTGCAGGACCTGGTAGCCCCACCGCATCCAAGAACTCAGGACCCAAATCAAAATACCTTTGTGGTTTATATTTTGCCGATGTTGAGAACTTATTCTTGATTGATTTAAAATCTTGTTTCTTTAAAGCCATAATTAAATTTCGTATTTGTAGAACTGTTCTAAGTTCTCTAATTTATCTTTTGCACACGCCCTTTTCTCAATTAACTTGTCCATTTCTTCTATATGCTGTGGATGTTCTCCAATACCCACCGCACTATTAAAATAAACTAAAAGTGATGCTTCGGCTTCTAACATTTCGGCCTCATACTTTGCTCTAAGAGCTCCGTACATTTTTGTTTTAATTTTGTCCATGCTATTAAGTTAAATTGATTAAATATAATAAAGGATGGACACTTTGTCCATGTAAATGTCCATCCTATGATTTTGTTTGATTAGAAAGGTAGGTCTTCGTCTGGTTCTCCGTTAGCCTGTGGATCTTCATAGGTACTTTCAGACCCCCCAATTGATTTGGTATCAACAGATGAATCACCATAAACGTATTTTCCTGCGTCTGAATCCCACCTTGGGGTTTCTCCCCTTGCGATTGCTTCCAAATAGTCTTCAGGTTTTTTTGAATAGACATCCGCCCAAGTTAATTCATCATTTAACCATTCTTTAACGGTATCTTCATTCTCATGTAAAGGTTGTGGATCATCTTGCATAATAGCTTGAATTACCGTATAAGGTTTTCCGTTATTTGCCTTTGTTTTGGTAAGTTCCAAAATGAGGTCTCTACCTTTTTGTGGATCTGTAATATCTCCTTTTGCTCTCCAAATTGGAATGATTTTATCCAAAATTCCTTCTTTTTTGTAATTGTGTTTAAATCTCCAAAACTTTGGACCATCCTTTTCTTGGTCACGATCAATTACTTTGACAATATAAAATAATCTTGATCTATAAGAACTTGCGAGTTTTTTATCCGCTTCTTTTCCTGTTGAACTTAGTTCTTCATAAAGTTCATTAAGCGGTGACCTTTCATTGTCGTTTTTGCCAGGGTCATAAAGTTTAACCCATTTTCCATCCACTTGAACTTCGTGGTACCATACTTCTTTGAATGGTGAGCTCCCGTCACTTGTGGGTAGAATTCTGATTCTTTTTTGCCCTTGATTTTCTTTATCGCCAAGAACGGCAGCGAAGTATTTTTTCATTCTCTCGTCTTGACTCATCTTTGAGCCTGAAGACGAACTTGACTTTTGTTGTTTTTCATACTGAGCCAAAACAGCATCCATTGCATTTGTCGCCATAAGTTAAAAGTGTTTAATTGTTAAATTGTTTAAGAAATATAAGTGTTATAAGTGAGTTGTCAAATTAAAAAGGGGTATGAATTTTTTATTTTCATACCCCAAATTATAATGTAATATATTTAATTTTTCAATTTGTAAGCCTCCTCCAACCCAACACCCAGCATTGCAGAGCTTGAGCTTGGTGTAACACCCTTCAATTTGTAAGCCTCCTCCAACCAGTGTTTCATAATTGATTTAATATCATCATATTCGAGATAAAATAACGATTCAATTTTTGACCATATTTCGCCGTAGTGAATCCAAACATACTGATTTTTCTTATTGTATTGCATAAGAATTTCATTATCAGAATCAACGTAAAATACTGAATTAGGATATTTGGAACTGGTTTTTTGAGTTAAGTTTCCAAAATATTTATTCAGATACAGTAAAACTACTCTAACTAACTGCGGTCTATTTATTATTATGTTCATTACTTAACTTCAACAGGTCTTTCATTACCAGGAAAATCTCTGAAACTATCTTTAATTTCTGACGGAGAAAAATCTTTCACCTCATCAGTTGTTAAAACATATTCATTTTTTCCTGATTTTTCCATTTCTTCTTCTTTATCTACGAAGAAATCTGAAAGTTTTTGATTATATGGTCCCGAATCCAAACTTCTCAATTCTAGTTTTTCTTGTGCTGTCTTTGGTCTGTATTTTTCAACTTTGGCTTCTAAAGAATCTATTTTTGAAACGAGTTTGTCCATTTCTCCAAGTTTTGTTTGCAAGTTTTCCAACTGTCCAAACAAATTATTAAAATATTCTTCTTGCTTTGTTTCTATTGATTTTTGAGATGTAACCAAATCTGTAATATCTAATTCTTCTGTTGAGTCTCCCTCTTCTGATTCCCCTTCAGCACCTACTTTTTCAACATCAGGATCTGTTTCAGGATTAATTGGTTCAGGTTCTGCCGGTGGAGCTGGAGGTACCGCACCTTCGGGTGATGGTGGAGGTACTTCTCCCCCTAATGGTGGAGCGGCCGCCGCGGGATCTGCGGGTGGAGCGTCAACCGGTGGTGGAGCGTCAATCGCTTCTTGTTCATAGATATATCTATTTATTTGATTATATCTTCTTAGTTCCTCTAATATTTTTTTATCTACACTCATTTTTTTAACCATTTAATAATTGTTTAATACCTTTTGCAGTTTCAACCTGAATTTTTCTAGATTGATTTACGGTGTTATCAACTCTCTCAATAAGACCGTCTTTTATTCTAATAGTGTAACATTCACCACTATCAAGATCGCAAACTTGTTTGGATCCATTACCTAAATCTTTTTCTGACACCCTTGTTGATTTGCCAAGGTAATTGTCCAATATTTCTTTAACTGTGTTCATAATTTTTTTATTTATAAATATCATCAAAAAAGAAAAATTACATATTTAAACTTTGAGCCAAAACAATTGCTTCTTTAATAACAGAGATAGAATTTTTTGTTGTTTGATTATCTTTTATTTTATTATAAGTCGAAACTTCTACTTTAGCCGGATATTCCAAAAATAAGAATTTATATATTTCTGTTGCTAATTGATCTACGTTTGTAATCTGAGTGCCTGTTTTTATTGACTTGCTATTGAATATGTTTGTATTAATTTTATTTACTAAATAATCAGCAGCATATCTTATTGCATTTGTTGGATTATCAAATGACGCTAGAGTGCCTACATAATCTCCTATTGAGACACAATAATACTTCTTATTTAGATATTGATCAACTAAACTTTGTGAGAAGTTAATTTCTTTATTATTAATATTCAAATTTAAAGGTAATGAAATAAAATTATTTTCGTAAATTGAAAACCCTACTTGTGAATATGTTTGTCGGTAAATTAAACTCCATATTGTATAATTTAACTTATCTTTAATGATCTGGGACGCAGGTTTGTTTCCAACATTTATATTATTTGTAACACCTGTTATTATATCAAAGATTTCATTTATTGATTTTTTTGTTACAGACGGATTAATAATACTTTCAAATTTTTCAAATTGTTTATTAACTTTACAAGAATCAGAATTTGATATTTTTAATTCATTTGAGCTTGTTTGTTGATTTTGTTTATCTTGCGCTGTGGTTACAGATTTTTGATCTTGTTTTATTTTTTCTTGTTTTGCTAAATCAAATACGTTATCAAGCAAAGCAGTTAAAATTGATTGTATATATGTATCAGGATTAGGCAAAGAAAAAATAGATTGTCTTACACCACCAAAAGTAGTTTTAAATCCGCCAGGGTTAATATTATGGTTAACTGTCAAAATCATATATGACCCTGAAAACATTGGTATGTGTCTTAAATTAAAATACATCATAGGTTGGATCATAGCACATCCCATCATATCAACTGAACACCCATAACTTCTAGTTTTGTATAAATTATATAATGATAAATTCTGAGTAGACGCATTTCTACCTCCGGCTTGATTAGCCATATCTGTTTGTATTTTAAGTGTCTCAGATGTTGGCTTTCCCGCATCTTGACTAACTTGTATATTCTCAAAAACATTTTGATTTTGAATACCCATATCAACTGTAAATCCTACAACTCTATTTGTCTGACCCCAATTTGTTTTGTTATTTAAATTATCTGCCAATGTGGTTGCCGTATCTAACTTATTGAAATATATTCCATCATCATTATATGCATAATTTGGTGTATTTTGAGCCAAATGTTCTGAGGTTTTACCAACATAAAAACACACCATTTTAGGTCCTGAGTTTCTATAATCAACATTTGGATGCGTTCCAAACATATCATTTGCAAACTGTAATGAATTTTCTATTTTTGGTATTGCATTTTTAATAGGGTCTTGTACATTGTAAAAATTAACAAATGAGGGTAAAGTCATAACTTGGAAGTTATTCATTTGCAAAATAGATTGTACGTAATAAAGTAAATTACTTTTTACATTAATATTTGATAATAAGTTATTAAGCTGTATTATATCAACTAAAACTAAATCTCCTAAATCACGACTTGCTCTATCTAACAACAATACGTCCTCAAAAATTGTCTTATATTTCAAATCATAACCGGCAATCCATCTATCATTTGTCGCTTTTAAAGATTCCCAAAGTTCAACTTTACCAACCGCACCTATTAATTCTGAAGCGAAATCTTGTTGTGGTGAAATATTAACATCTTTAAGCTTTGACCTGGTTTTTTTCATTGTCGAGGTCAAAAGTAAATTTTGAAATTGATTGTTTTCATTTACATAAGTTAATATATCGGATTGAAAACTAAATTTATTATAATTTGGTTTTTCAAGTTTTTGTGTTGCATATATTTTAATTAACGGATATAAAACTTTTATGTTTTGAGGTTCAAATTCAACATCATTATCAATAAAATAATCAAAAATTGTTGATCCGCTGTTTGTATATTTAATACCTTCAACTTCTGAAAATCCTACATGTGTTATAAGTGTTTTCCAAGCTTCGGGATAATTTACTGTAACTGAACTTAAAGGAAAAGGATTTGTTTTTGATGGTAAAGCTGTTGGTGAATTATTTGCATAAGACCTTGGTATAAATGGATCAACAATAGAGTCGAACCCAAGCGCTCTTGACTGTGGATTTGTAAATGATAAAAATATACTTTTGTTATATTCGGATGGATTTCCATATTTGAAAAGAACATCATATTCCATAAATGATTGAACAACTGACCTGAAATTACTATATTGATCTACCTTTATTTTATTAACATCTTTTGATAAGTTAGCAATTGGAAGTTTCATCATTTCAGTAAAAAGCAATTGAAAGTTTTGAAATATATTATCATAGCTATTTGGTGTGGTTTCAAATTGAATCCGATCTATTGGTAAAAAATCATACTTTGAGTTACACCAATTAAGAAATAATTGTTCAAATTGATCTAAAATTTCTCTTTTAAATGTTGGTAATAATTCATCCATATAGGTATATCCTGACAGATTACCATTTAATTCAAAATTATTTTGATTTGGAGTATTATTTAAAATTTTCTTGAAATATTCATTATATTCAGGTTTTGTAACTTTTGAGTTATCAAACCAACCGTAATTTGGCGCAATCCAAAATGTCCTTACAGATCCGTTATACATTGATGTATTATTGAACACTTCTTGTTTTAAAATCGGATTTGAGGTTGTTGAATCTATATTATTAAAACATTCGTTTAAAGTTTGATTAAAATCATTCCCTATTGATGGTATCACAAAAAAACTTGTATCTGATCTATTATTTAATAATACAGAATATGAATTAAATGTTAATGTTCTTCCAGTTTGAGCCGGATCAAATCCAAATGGCGCTGCAACTGTTGATGTTTTAAAAACTGTAATACCTGAATTAATTCCATTTTGAATGTCACTTGCGGTATAACCTGAAACAAAAGTTCGGTAACCATTATAAAAAACAGAAAAATCGTTTATTACTTTTGGATAAAAACCAACATTTAAACTTGAAGCTGAAAAATTACCAACAGTATCGTTTGTCTGTAAAACAATTCTTGTTTCACTTGTGTCACCTTTACCTGTAAATACATACGTTTTTGTGGCGGCTGAAGTTACAGGATCATAATTATCTAAATAATCAAAATTCTTCCATACATCGGTTAAAATATCAATATTATTCTCAACCTTCTTTTTATATCTATGCCAAATTGAACCATATTTTAATACCCATGCGTAAGGTAATTTATGCAAAGCTCCGAATTTTTTGAATGTTGCAAATAGATAATCCAGTTCTTGTGTTTGATTGGTACTATATGTTTTGTATGTCTCACCAAGTGTTGCTAAAGGTAAGGAATTTAAAAATAAATAACCGGCAGATACATAAGGATAAATTACAGAATTTCTAAAATTTGAAACCCCTTTTTGTATTGCATTTACAAAATAAGGCGTATTGAGCATTGATGTTGTTTGCTCATTTAATAGAGATAAATCATAATTCTTATATGTTATTTTTCCTTCTGTCGGTAACTGATTTTGCTTTGTATTTAATCTATTCTGATAGAATGTTTTAAGTTGTGCGGTTGTTTGATTTCCCGCAGGTAAATTAGGTGTTATCTGATCTTTTAAATAATTAAAATAGGTTAATGGTCTTTTAGTGGTTGATGTTGTTGTATCATCAATTGTAAAATTTGTTATACCATTTATTACCTTGTTATACCCTATAATTCTGTCAGTTCTATTTGCTAAGGTTGGATTTGAAATGTTTAATCCATTTGATAAATTATTAGTTATCCATTTTGAACTATTGAATGGATAGCTATCAATAAATTCATAATCGTTATGTGTTGATGACTTTAAATAGTTTTCAAAATTTTGTATGTTCGGTACTGTTGGTGTTGCTCTTGAAGCTTGATTTATTTGATTGAATATTGGTTTGTCAAATATTTTAAAATCATTCTCAGAAAATGAAGTAATATAAGGTGTTGAATAATACCCTCTAATATATCTCTGATAGGACTCCCCTTCACCTGAATTTGATATTGTTCTTAATATTGGTCTTATTGTGGTTGGACTAATATCGTATTCTTTTAACTTTTTAATCAAAAAGACATTTGTATCACCTAATGAATTTAAAATGTTAAAAGATTCGGCTTCGGCAATTACATCAGCCACACTATATTGATCAGGATTTCCTCTTGTTAATCTTGAATAGTTTGTTGTAAAACCAATTCTTTCCCATAACTCATAAAAATACTTAACCTCTTCTTTATTTTGATAAATTTGGTCACTTACAGGATATTCAACTTCGTTAAATGTAATTCTATTAACAGCAGTTAATTCTGTTTCTGTAGGATCTTGAGCAGCATTATTTGGATTTTTATTTAAAAGTCCATTTAATAATTCCTCAACAAATTCTATCTCGGGCCATTCATCAAATAAAAATCCTTGAGTTGTTTGCACAACTTCAGGGTCGCCAGGATATGCAACATCATATGTTTTAATTCCATTTTTATCTTTTTCAACAATAAATTGAGGCCAAGGATATATAAGATCATTATTTTTAGATAATAAAGGCTTATCTGAACTTTTACCTCCTAAAAATATCGCCTGTTTTCTAATTGGGCTGTCTCTTTTGTTCCAAGCCTCCCTATGAGTATCATCCATTAACCTTAAAAACGCTTCTCCGTTTGCAAAAAGTATTGCCAATACATTTCTAATTGTGGGGACAAATCCTAATCCTGCTTTATTATTACTACCATTTTTTAATAAGTCATTAAGAGCCTTACTTAATTTATCCAAAACCATATTTCGTTTTTGGGTAAGCTGTTTTGTCATATCAGCATATATAGATGTGAAACTATTAGCACCATCTATTTTGTAGAATTGAGCAACAGGTTCAGGCTCATTTTCTTTTTTTTCTTTTGTAGAATTTTCGCTAGCGTCTGTTAGAAACAAAGCTACTGTCGCTGCTGAAAAATTTGCAAGTTCAACCAAATTTTTTGGGTCGTCAGCACTTTTTTTATATTGAAGTTCAAAAGATTTTTTAATATCAATTTCTTCAGGTTTTATAACATCAAAATTTAACCACAATGGTAATTTTGAAGGACCGTTTAGTATTTTTTCAAGTAATGGTATTTTGAATTTATTAGTTATTCTCGCATCTTCATATGTCTGATTACCAATAGTATATTTTCCATTAACACCACATATTGGATTATCATCTAATAACTTATTATATTTAATAATAGCTGTACGAAAAGCACTTCTTGCAACTTCTGTTTTGTTTTTATCATCTCTAAATTCTTTTTTTAAAAGATAAACTCTTTGATTTTTATCGGATTCAAGAATAAACGGATTGTTCGTATCAACGTACAAATTAAAAATTGAATTAAAAACTGTTTTAAATTCTTTAAAAAAATCATTTAATGTTTTTGAATAACTTTCCAAATTTGTAAGCGGTGCCATATTTTCTTGACCCCACTTTACCAAAACATCTTTAATGAACGTGTCCAACTTTTTTTGTAATTGTACCAATGTATAATTTGGTAAATTTTGTGGTATTAATCCTTTTGACTTATACTCATTA